CGGGTCACCGGGTGCCCATAGGTCGGCGAGGTGCCACGAGTCGAGGATGTCGGCGAGGGAGCCGGTGGCCGTGGAGCCGTCGAGGTGTACCGCGTAGGCGTCCATGAGCTTGTCGCCGAATCGGTGGCGCCCATACGAGAAGAACGCCTCATATCGCGCATCTTCGAAATCGTGAATGGGAATCGACTCGCCACGTCTCACGCGCCCGGTTGCGTGGTCGCGGAGAATCTCTGCCACGTCGGGGAGCGGGTACCAAAAATCCGGGGATGTTATCGGGTCCGCGCCGGTGTTGCCGGTAGCGTTGATGTTTATGAACTGAATGCCATATCGCATGACACGCTCTCCGACGATTTCATACGACGTCGCGGGGTCCCACGCGTCGGCGACAATGCCGGTGGAGCGCCATACATCCCAATTCGTCGAGTCCGGCGGCTCATTGCCCTGATTGTCGTTTGTCACGCTCTGATAGACAAGTCCGTCCGGGCCCTGCACCATGCTCGTGCGTGCGTGATAGTCGGTGTCCTTGTTGTACTCCGGTATACCAGCTTGCAACACATACGCGAGCTGCGCAGTGGAAAGCAGGTATATGGAGTTGATGTCCTGAATCCTCGGCGGCTCTGCGGCGTTCGCGGTAATCGCGTATAGGCCGTTGTCGTACTGCGAAAGCGCCTGTATCGTTTCAAGGTCTTTCGTCGTCGTCGGACTGCCTGCAGCCTCACTGCCGATTTGCCCGAACTGACCGGGCCCTCCGGCGTCGCCGAAAATCTTTTGCCTGATGCGTGGTAATTTAGCCATAGATCCTTCTCCTTCTCATTCCTCTGCTGCCTCGTCGGGCTCGGGGTGTTCGATTTCGACCAGCACGATACCTATACTATCGGTCGAATGTTCTGTATCGAACTGCATATCACCGGCAATCTCGCTCAAATAACGATGCGCTTTATACCCTTCGACTCTCGGAAACGGCATTTGCTCGTCGTCTATATGACGCCATGGACCACCCTTGCGACCGCAATACACATTCGTTATTCGACCCTTTTCGTCCGTTCGTATACTGTACATAATGCCCTCCTATTTATCCAAGTTGACCGCCTTCGCGGTCTGTCACAAAGCGCTGTCCCGGTATCCATTTCAAGCCATCTGAAATATAACTGTGTTTATCTGATACGGCGGCGATTACCCTGCCGTCGGACGAACCCGAATACACCACACCATTGCGCTCAAATACGCTCCGTACGCGGTCTCCATGAAGCTCGTGCTCCCAGATGAGTGAACCATCTGAAGCGTCGGCGGCAATTACCTTTTCGTCGGACGAACTCGAATACACCACGCCATTGCGCTCAAATACGCTCAGTACGCGGTCTCCATGAAGCTCGTGCTCCCAGATGAGTGAACCATCTGAAGCGTCGGCGGCGATTACCTTGTCGTCGGACGAACCCGAATACACCACGCCATTGCGCTCAAATACGCTCCATACGATATTCCCATGAAGCTCGTGCTCCCAGATGAACGAACCGTCCTCAGCGTCGGCGGCGATTACATTGTCGTCGGACGAACCCGAATACACCACGCCATTGCGCTCAAATACAGAAAATACGGTACCCCCATGAAGATTGTGCTCCCAGATGAGTGAACCCGGAGCATCCAAGCGAAACCACAATTTCCCTATTGGCCCGACACTCGGAGTTTCGGTAGAGATTACCCTAAAGTCAGCATTGGTCGGCACCTGCTCGGGGTCTGTGCCGGTGAAGCTATTTTTGAGCTCATTTATCGTACCTGCTGTTGACTGCTGCCCCGATGGCTGGTCAGTCTGCTGAAATTCTATCAACGTCTGCTCTGTATCTATTGGCTGTACCGCAGGCCTTTCATCTCGAATGTCTTTTATTGACTTCATTCCATAACTCCTTAATATATCGCCCACCCCCCAACAGCTGGGGCTGTTGAGCCGATGCGAATTGAACCATCATCTGTTGCTCGTAATTCGCTACTCTCTGTGTGTCTATCAAATTCCTTCTCGAATCCAACTGTGCCTGTATACGTTGAATACCACACTACAAAGCTCGCCGGTTCACTGCCGTACACACTATAGCAGAAAATGTTGTCTATGTCTGTGGTAAATGAGACGCTAAGGCCAACGCCCGCCGGTTTCGCAAGTAACCCCTCGCTCTGCGCTATGAGCACAAGCCGTTCAATCGTTTCATCCTCTTGGAATATGTAGCTGAGTGTCATGTTCTCGCGGTCGGTGAAAACAACTTGGTCCTCAAACAGCGAGAACAGAAGCGAGTCAATTTGCTCCATGCTCGCAAGGCCCGTGTTCTGGATAACGCGAAGTTGCTGCAACTGCCTGAACTCTTCGTCGTTCAACGCAAACAGCGACGTCCGCGCATCCTCATACCGCCGATACTGCACATCCGGCACGGGCAATGTTTCGTACTCAATGTATCCGTTGAAATCAAACGGCTCGTCATCGCCGTATTCCGCGTATCCGAAGAACTCGCGTGTGAAATCGAAACCGGTTATGATCCGGTCGATATCGAGATATTTCCCGAGTATGTCCTGTTGCGCTCCGACCGCCGTGTCTATGTCGTAGCCGTCGCGCACCGCTATCGCAAGATCGAATATCATCCCCGCGCGTATGAGCGCCTCAATCGTCGCCCGCGCTTTCGGTTTCTGATATTGAATTATGAGTAGGTCGCGGTAGTATTCAATCAACTGCTCGTTCATGTGATAATATCAATCCTGTCGGTGGAGTTAATAAACCGGTGCTGCGGCGACTCCGGCGACACCACTTCGAAAAACGTCGAGTTGTCGTCACTAACTTGCATCGCGGTGATCTGATAGCGCTCGTTCAGTCCTTGAACAAACTCGGTGATAACCGAGCCGACCGCGTCCGCGCCAACGCCCCAAATGATATTCTCTACAATCTCGGCGGCGATAAAATCGGTGTCGATGTTCCCGCCGTCAGGCAACACAACGTTGAACGATATCCATAGGTCCTTATTGATCGGCCTGTCAAACCGCGCGACAAACTTCGTGCCGTTCGGCCTGTCTATCTCTACCGACTCGTCGCCACGCTGCCCGGTCCCTGGAGGTTTCTTCGCATAAATCACGCCTCCAATATCGTCGATACTTCCGCCCTCGACAATCGCCCATATTGAGTGTGGCCCGGTGCCGTCGGCGTCCTCTTCGTTCGTATCGTTTTCGCGCACAATCGCCGTTGTAACCCCGTCGACATTCCCGAGCGCCGCCTCGATAGATTGCACGTATCCGGTCGACGTAATGGCAACGCTGCGCCGACGACGTCTTCGAAGTGCTGCGTCGGTCTCTTCGTCCTCGCCGAGAACTGAGGCGCCTTCAGGGTTATTGACTTCGGTTATGCCCGGCGTTGTCGTTACTACGGTCGTGATCGTGTTCGGCGCTACGGTTACTTCACCTATATCCTCGGCGCGGAATGTGAGTGATAACGTCTCATTGTTTATCGTTGCCGACTCAAGCAGGAAAAACTGATTGCCAGCGTCGTCGCGAACGGTGAAGAGCCCCGATACATCCGGCTCCAACGCCTCCGCTTGATCGTCAAGCCCGGTCAGCGAAACCGACCGGTCGGCGGTCACATCTACCGGAGTCTGCGTGTACGTGCCGCCGCGCCGCTGAATACCGTTGATTGCAACGCGCTGGTCAAGCGTGCGCCCCTCGGCCTGGTCGGGGTCGAACCCGGCATTTATCTGTTCGAGTAACTCGCGAAGGTCAACGCCTTCCTGCGCGAAGATGTTTATGATCTGCCCGTCCGGCGTGTTCGGCTCGATGTTAATGTCCTCGCCGTATATCTCGCGGAACGCCCCTTCGAGCTCTTCGCGCAAATCCGAGAGGCTCTTAATCTGTAGTCCGTCGCCGTCTAATATATCGCTCATTTACAGCACATCCTCTAACCGCACGTTGCCGAATATTGTAGTGATTCGAACCTCAATGCTCAATTGCCTCGTATCTCGACTCAGCTCGCTGCGATAGCCGCGAATGCGAATCACACCCGGTGTCTGCAATATAACACGTCTGATATCGCGGTCGAGGAAGTCCTTCGTTCCGATATCGAGGAAGTTGTTCCAATCTATCCCTTCCTCCGGCGCATAGAAGCAATCGCCTCGCCATTGTAGCAGTCGTGTCTTGATATCGAATTGGAGAGCGGTGAGATCGCGCGCATAGGTCTGTTTGCCTGCGCCGAATTGCCAATCACCGTCACGGGTGAGCGCTCGAAACATCATCCTATCTCTACCCCTCCCGAGCCGCTTGATACCCGTCCGACAATCGGGTCAGGTGGTGGCCCGACGCCAGACTCCGTTCCTACCGCGCCCGCCCACGAGAAAAAATCCGGCGCAGTCGTAGAACTAATCTCTATCGCGTCGCCCTCACGCGCCGCCGCCGCTATATCTCCGGTACCCGACTTCGGGACAATGCGCACCATGTCGCCGTCAAAATCAAGCGCCCCGTCTCGCGTATTCGCGCCCACCAGCGCAAACCCGTCGGACAGACTATGCCTGCGCCGCGTGTTCGGGAGCGACTCGCCTGCGCCTTTCCACCAGTTATCGATATCCCGGTCATTGAAGAGCACCACCGCGAAATCTCCAACGGACACCGGCATATCGACATACGCACCACCGCCTTGCAACACAATGAGAAGACAATCGAGCAGCAGCGGTAGCCTGCTTATAGTGCCGTCCTCCCGCTCGCGCTTGGTGACAATCTGCACCGATACGGTGCGCTCGCTGCTGTTTATCGACTCCACGCGCCCGGTTGCAACGCAATTAAGCTGCGCGAATATCTCCGCTTTCAGATCATTGAGTACGTCATCTAAATCCGGTGGCGTCGGTTTCGTCCTGCTTCCCATTACTGCGTAACCTCGCGAAATGCCTGCGTACCGGCGTCAAGTTGTAGCTCCGTGACCGCGTTCCCGGCAACGTCGCCTCGAATCTCTACGTTGTGCGTCAAGCCTACCACCTTGTACTGACCATTGTACACGCGCTCTGTTGAACGAAGCTCGCACATGCGTCCTATCTGCACCTCTGGATAAAAGAGTATTTCCACGTCGATAAACGTGTCCCGGCGGCTCGGCGTTGCAAACAGCTGCCGCTCGTCGAGCACATACACTTGATCGGTGAGTATTTCATCACGTGCGAGAATGTGCAGCTCTTCCAGGTCTATGAAGTAATTGCCGTCCACAATCGCGTCAAGAATCTGCGAAGTGCTGCCGGAATACGCGCTCCCTCGCACACTCTCGCCCTCTGCCGGAGAGCCAATCGCCCCGGCGTTAAGCGTGGGAAAGTCGCTAATGAGTCCTCGAACAATGTCCTCGTATGGCGTCTCGCCTGAAAAGCTCACGTCACTCTGCCCGTTCTGTATCGAATGCATGCCGTCGTAACACTGTAGCTCAGTAATCCAGTTGGTTCCGTCACGGTAGCTCTGGGATTCCTGAATGTTGCCTCGAAACACAGTAAACAACCTGTCGTAACCGGCCTTAACAACAATCTGCCAATACTCAATGAGCGAATACCTGTCCTTGAACAGGCTGTTTCGCGTAGAGCGCGCGAGATTGTAGATAGACAGGCTCATATCGTTCGCGTCGGCGAGCGCGTTTCTCGATATCTCGAACGATACCGATATCGGAGGCTCAATGAGGAATTGCACGCCCTCGGGAGTCTGAATCGTAATCTGATATCGTCGAATCCATTTACGTTGTGGCATCGAATACCCTGCGTACGCCCGCAAGCGTATCGCCCTCCACCAAGTAGAGCGCCACGCGGTCGGAGGCGAAATCGTTTACCACCTGTGGCTCACCGTCGCCGCGTACACGGCAGAGAATGCCGAACGGTACGATATTGCGATACTGATAGAGCAGGTCCGGCGATTCGACAACTCGCAGCCCGTTGACGGCGAAGCTGCCCGACTCCACGTCGATATACCAATGCTCACTCGTTGGGCGAAACACGAGGCGGAATCGTATCGGCTCTCCATCGTCGCTTGTCATGCGGAATCGCTGATTCGGCTGCGCTGATAGTCCGTCAATCTTTCGCATGCTCATTCAAGGAATCCTTGTAGCAAGTCTGCACCGACGTCCCGGAGCGCTTGCAATAGACTTCGGTCATCCTGTTCTTCGCCCTGCACGGTGCCGCCGTCCTCCAGCTCTTCGCCCTGTATCTCTTCTCGAGGCGGTAACACATCCTCGTTGAAATCCGTCCGCCGCGCTACCGTCGCCGCTCGGTACTCTTTGAGCGTAATCGTTATCTCGCTAACCTGCGTGGTGTCCTCGTCCTGCTGCGCACTTATTTGCTCAATCAGCATCGAGTCGAAGAACTCCCACGGGGTCATCACTTCTACCACCTCATTGCGTAACCACAACGCCTTTAAGTCGTTGTATATTCGTCGCTGTCGTGTTGTATTTTGCGTGGTAGGTCCGGGAAACTCCGGGGTCGGTTCGTCATCTTGGAAAAACCCTACAATATTTTCTGCGCGGCTCATATTCCGCGAATAGATCGCCTCGGCTTCCTGCGCTACATTTACCACACGCCGCGATGTTTGTACCGCGCCCGGCAGCCGGTCGCCGATGTATGCCTCCACGGTGCCGAGTCGGTTTTGTATCTGTTCAAGCGTTCCTGCTGCATCGAATGTACCCGCGTCTTTCTCGGCCTGACTCCTTGCGCCAAACGGGGAAAAAACAAGCTCGGCAATCTCCCCTCGAAGCGTAATTCTTTTCGGCTGTCGGACGACGTGATCCTGCACAAACGACTGCTCTTCGGTGAAGTGATCGGTGATATCACTCGACAGCTCAAGATTCTCTTCAAGCGGCAAATCAAATATCCATCCTGACGTGCCACGGGCAAATTTGCTGGACAAAAATACGCTGCGTTTCGCGTCTAAATATCCCGCCGGTGCATTGCGACGGGTCTCTTTTGCCGGACTAATCCTTGAAAAACTCATCCCGCTGTAGCCCTCTGTGCGCTTGCACGGTTGATATCTCGCTGCGTTCTGCGACTGACTTCCTCGCCGATTGCCCGAGCGTCGCTGCCGTGTATCTCGTATCGATTATTCTGCGTGATAACGCCACCACCACTGTCGCCGGGAACCGGAGCACTTTGCAACATTGAGAACGGATTGATACGGTCCCAAAACCCCTCATCTCTCGAGCCTTCCTCGTCGAGATCGTCGAGCGTTTGACCGCCCATGTCTTCGACAAAATCGAATAGCCGCTGGAAGAACCGCACGCCCGGAGAAGTAGCTATGTTATCGAGCATGTTTTGCCACAGGAACCCCCATACACTGATATCCTGATTGAGCAAATCTTGCACGTTATCACGGAGCGTAATTATCCTATCAGCAACGTCGGCTATCTGCTCGCCTAACTCGCCCCACTCGTCGCGAAACTCGTCGAACGCGTCTTGATTGCCTCTGAACAGCCCATCTATTGCTTGGACCAAACCCTGCACGAAATCACGCACCCGTTCGAAGTGAGATATAAGCCCGTCGATGAACGCCTCGAACATCGGATAATCCTCGGCCAACTCTCCAATGAGCGACGGGCGGCCCTGCGTGTAGCGGTAAATATCATCGAGCAGCGCAATAAGCAATATGAGCCCGAGCGTGATTTTCGTGATTGGCGCGAATGCTATCGCGAGGACAGCGCCGAATCCAACCAACGCCGCCTCCCATCCAACCGTTGCCTGAATGAATGAGTCCACCAGTCGGCCCGCGTTTCGAAGTGCCGATATGAACCGCTGCACCATATCGAATGCGCCACGAACCGCACGCACAATGCCGTCCTGATTCTGCCGTATGAACTCGTCGAGTTTGCTCGATGTATCCTCGAACACCGGCGCAAGCTCCACGGCTATGACATCGCGCATCCGCGTCAACGATTGGCGAACCGCCTCGCCCGCCGCACGACTTCGCTCCAACCCCTCTATCATCGCCGGGTCCATGATGTGCGCCTGCCCGGCCATCTCTTCGAACTCGGAGTTAGTCAGCTGAAGGACTTCGTTTAGGTCCTCGCTCACGCCGATGCGCTGCATCATGTCGCGGCGCATCGCCGGGGCCATCTCGGCGGTTGCCCGGCGTAGCTCTTCCATGACCTCAAACGGGTCGGCGCCACGCGGGTCAATGCCAAGTAGCTGCCACGCAGACACATCGCCCTCGCCCATGCGGATGGCTTGCTGCTCGTCTACTATCGAACGAATACTTGCGGCCACCGCATCGCCGGAACCGGACACGCGGTCGGCTACCTGTTGCCACTGCTGGAGTCGTTCTGTGCTCGCGCCTGTCGCCGCCTCGAACTCACGCAATTCGCGCGCGGTTCGCTCGCTCGCCTGCGTCATGCGCCTGAGCGACTCGGCTACACCGACGGCGGCACCGGCCATTGCGACGAGCCCGAGCTTCGCGCCGCCGACCGACTTCATGAAGCTCTTTACTTTCGGCTCATCAGTTTTGACGCCTATTCGGGCGAACAGTTGTGCTACAGTCACATATGTAGTGTATGGCAAATTGCCGACGTTAGCAACAACGTGCTACGCTCCATCCATGAGACGATGGGATGCATTAGCCGAATGGCTGCCTACCGATAGGCACGTAACCGGCGTCGAGGTCGGCGTTGACAAGGGCGTGATGAGCGAGCACCTATTACGCGCCCGCCCTCGCATGACGCTCTACCTCGTCGATAGATGGGCCGAGTACACCGACTGGAGGGCGAATGAGTAATCTACGCGAGGCAGCCGACCGCATCCCGTCCATGGGAGCACGGCACATCGGAGACTACCTGATAAGGCTCGCTCGTGATGTTCCGGCTGGTTCGAACATCGTTGAGGTCGGCGCGTGGCTCGGGTCGGGCACGGCGTATCTCGCCCTCGGTGCGAGCGTGCCGATACACGTCTATGACCGGTTCCACACCAACCGTGGCGAGAGAGAGAAGGCGAGACTCCAAAGCTTTGACCTCCCGCTCGGCGATAGCCTCAAAATCGTGAAGGCGAATCTCGCCCCGTTCCACGCGGACATCCATTATCACCGATGCGATATCAGAGAAGCGGAATGGTGTGGTGATCCTATCGGTCTATATATCGACGACGCGTCGAAGCGTCCGGCCGCATGGCGTCATGTCGTCGACACGTTCTTCCCCCACCTCATAGACGGCGCGGTTATAGTGCTCATGGATTTCAACTATTTCGACAAAACCGGAGATCCGGCCCATAACACGCAACGCGAATACATAGCGCAGCACCCCGAGTTCGAGCCTATCGACGAGATGAATACTCAACCCATGGAGCGGTTCTTCCGCTATCGGGGCGGGCCGTGACGCTGCTTACGGTCGTATTCGACTCAGCCGAACCGCTCGGATATCACCGATTGCATCGGGTATGGGAGCATACCGCACGCGAGACTATGCCTCACGCGCATATCGTCACGCTGCGTCCCGATCCACCGGCAGAGGTGAGAACTCGATGCAGACAAGGCGAACCAGCGATACACGCGAACCATCACAGGCTTATAGCCTGCGACGAGTACATCCAATATAATCGCGACGACATCATCATGACCGACTGCGACATGATGTTTCTCGGCGATCTCTCGGCGGCGTTCAACGACTTCGATATCGCCCTCACGTATCGCGACACGCCCGGCTCACGCATCCCGATCAATGGCGGGGTTGTGATGGTTCGCAATACTGATGCGGCACGAGAGTTTGTGCGGCTATGGCGAGAGAGTGACGATTACTTCTACGCAAATCGAAAGGCGCTCTTGAAATGGACGCCGGTGCACAAGGGCATCAACCAATCAAGCTTGGCGCGCGTCCTCGACCGTGGAGAGCATCACGCCCGCCTCGTCTATCTACCGTGCAGCCGATACAATGCGTGTGAGCAGGATTGGCAGCATATCGAAACGCACCCGCCATTGTGCGTGCATGTCAAATCCGCGCTTCGTGACGATGTGCTATCGGGTAAAGCGATAAACAGAATGAAGCCAGCGCTTCGAGCCGCTGCCCGTGCGTGGCGTGATGCTAACGCTGCGGCCGGTTAAGCTCGTACTCTATCGCCTCATAGTCTCGCGTGAATTGGATGTACTCGATTAGAGAACACACGATGTCGCATCGTGCCGCGAGTACCGCGCCGGGGTCACCGCCGTAGTACCCGGCCCGCGCGACGTGCATCGCAATGACTATTTCCTCCGCTTCGTGAATCTCGACATCAGGCTGTCGGCGTTTTTCGGGGCGAGGTCCTGCAACTTGGTAAAGGCTTCGCCGAAAAAAGGGACGAGATTCGCCTGCAACACCTCCCACATTACAGGGTAAAAATGCTTGCGCCGCTCGACTGGCTCGAAAAAGTCCTTCGTGATCCGCTCTTCGTCGCCGAGGCTCGCGCGTTTGGCGCATTCGAAAAGCGCCGCTTCAACCTCGTCGGACAGGTCAACCGAAAGAATCGCGTCAATGAGACCTCCGAGCATTTCCGGCGACAGCTCTTCATCGATATCAGACGGCAGGTCAATCTTGTTTCCCTTCACCGCGCGCTCGACTGCTTTCGCCAACCGGCGGGCCTCTTCGAAACTCGCCGGGGTGATCTTTAGCTCTTTGCCTTCGATTTTCATACTACGCCATTATCCGGTTCGAGTTGGTGAACGTCACATTCCAGATCGACACGGCCTGCTCGGTCTCGCCCTCGACGTTGCTCTGCGTGTTCGGAAGCTGCTGAATAACGCCGCCATTGAGCCGGTAGATAATGTTCGTCACGTTTCCCTCGCCGTCGCCGCTTCGCTTGGTGAACACGCCGTCGATGAGCAGGAACGCCGCCGGGTCAAGCCGGTATTCCTGAAATCTGCTGTTCATGTACTTGTCGTCCGGCGAACCGAGCACAATGCGCAACGTCACGTTCGCCTGAAACCCGGTGGAGTTGAACGCATAGATTGCGCTGCCGTCCTTTCCTTTCTTCGCCTCAACGACGTTGTTCGGAAACTCGATATTCGCAACCGTGCCGTCGGCAAAGTTGCTTAGCAGCCTGTCGTCAATTTTGAGCACGTCGGCTCCGGTTAAACTTACGCTTGCCATCTGTTACGCCTCCACCAGTATGGTCATGTCCGCGCTATGGATAGCGCCCGCATCTTTCGCCGCCGCCTGAATGACAGGCGCGATTCTCGCCTCCCTCTCACCCTGCGACTGCTGCGCCAACGGAATCGAGAACACAAAGTAGCCCTGCTCGCGAATGTTGCGCTTGAAATCTTCCGGGTCTCCGAATGCCGCCGGTCCGTTCCACTCTCCGGGTGCGAACGTGCCGTTCGTGACAAACCGCTCAAGCACATCCTCGGCGACGCTCTTGAGGCTCGCCATACCCGCCTCGGTCTGCGGAATCTTGGTGTTCGTCTGCGCGAGGAAATTGAACAGCGCAATTCGAAGCCTCAACACCAGCGCAAGCCGCGTGTATACCTGATCGAAGAACTGGTTCGCACCGCTGGTAAAGAGCTTCGGAACGCCGAAGTTGGCGTAGACATCCACGCCCGCGTTGTTCGCTGCGGTAAGCTGCGTCTGCGTGAGATCGTCGGCTGTGAACCCGATAAGCTCTTTCAGGTGCATCGTGTGCGCGGTGTTCTCGCCGCTGAAATTGATCGACAGCCCGCGAGAAGCATACCCGGCGGCGAAGTCGATTGCGTCGGTCTCCGATTCGGTGTAGAGTAGCGGTCGCGTGTGCGTGAATCCTGACTCAACGATATCCGAAAACACGCCGTCTACGTCGCTGAACTCATGGCTCGGTGCGAAGAACAGTTTGTCGAGCGTTTGAATGAGTGATGCGAACTCGGTGAGCGCCGAATCGTCGAGCTTCTCAGTCAATACAATGCCGAAGAACGGGACCTTGTCGCGAACACGCAGCACCGTGTCTTTCGGCCTCTCAACGCCCGCGTCCGCGCCGGTCGCCGACTCACCGTCAATCTTGAGTATCGGTGCAATGTCGGTTCCCGTCTCAGAGTCGCCAACCTCGATTTCACTCGTCGCCCCATCGCTATCGGTGCTCAGCTCCACCTTTGCGCTTGTAACCTCGCCGGTAAGCGAGAACACAAGTCCTGCGCCGGTAACGGCGGTGGAGTTAAGCGAATCCTGCGCCGCCGACAGACTCGACGTGTCAACCTCACCGATTTCCAAATCGGATGCAGCCTCGCCGTCTACTGCCACATTGATATGATAGTCGTCGCCGTCGAGCTGTGTGAGGTCCACGTTTTCGCGAGATAGCACCGTCGCCGGTTGTGCCGATGCGTCCTGGTCGCGCGGGATAATCTGTAGAAACCCGCGTCCGGTCAGGATGTTCGGTGTCTGCGCAAACACACGCTCGGCCATCCTCGCCGTCGTGCTGCTACTACCGAAATCATCGGCAACCCCGGTGGCATTAAGATATTGCCTCGCGTCGCCGAAGTTGCTCGGAATCGGCTCGTCGTCTGTGATTATCGCAAGCGCCGACGTGTTCACGTCCGGCAGGCCGCGAAGTGCCGACAACAGACTGATTCGAACGACGTTACTTAAATCTAATAGATTCGCCATTACTGTTGGACCTCCTCATCCACGTCACGGAACTGTTCAAGCGGTCTCTCGCTGATAGTCCGCGACTGACTATAGTGTACCATAAACGATACCCTGAATCTGTGCAACGCAGCAGACGCCTCGATACTCGTCAGGTCGGTTATACCGCCTTGCCGAAACACGCGTGCACCCTCCCGCTCCATGAGCTGTTGCGCGAGCGTCGAGCGAAGAGCGATTATCGCCTCGTTCCGTCGCTCGACTGCCGCCCGTGATTTGCTCACGATATCTACGGTCACTTCCTGCGCAATCGTTACGCCGCCGGTCTCCGTCTCTTCATCGCTTCGCTGACTACTCCCGATAGTCTGTTGATTGCCAAGCCCGACGATTACATACAGCCCTTCGTCTTTCGGCGCTTGGAAGTTTTGCGCGCGCAGCACAATCCTGCTCGGAGCTATCTGCATGTAATCGCGTATGATTGTTGCAACAATTTCGTCAGGCTGCATCAGCTACCCTCATACTCGCCTACCTCAACCGCGTAATCCTCGACCGACTCGTATTCGGTATATCCACCCTCTCGCCAATCGCTGATTTTCTCGATTTTGTACGCCGTATCGCCAATGAGTAGCACATCGTCAACCGAGTAGCGCCGCCCGCCGTCGCGTATCCACAGCGTCCAGTGAGTCCACGAGCGCTGTTCTTCCACCGTGCGGTCAACCTGCTCTTCCGGCGTCGGCTGGATATTCACCGGCAGTCTCCGCTCGTCGGTTATCGCGTAGGTAGCCTTGAAATCTACGACCGTCTGCTCGATCTTGCGTATGGTACGCTTTTTCGTCCAGCCGCGCAGTGCGCCGGATACATTAGGTATTCCCACGCCCAACCTCGCTTGTGATCGACCGGCGCAAATGCCCCTCGTCAATCAGGATAGCGTCGCTTCCCTTCTTGTCTTTCGTCCGCTCTGACAGGCCCCTCCATGTTCCGAAGCCGCCGGTGTCGAACGCCTCGCCGATTGCCGCTTCTCCTGCTATGCCGATATCCCGGAATATGCCTTCCACGTCGCCCGCTTCGAGCTTCGCCTGTATGCCGGATTCGACTTTCTGCGATATCTCCGACTGTTTCGCTTCAAGCGGCATCTTGATAAACGAACGCTGCGGCAGCTTGTCTGCGATAGACCCGAACTCATGCTTCGCTCCAATCTCGGCGAGACTATCACCTTCCGGCGTCACTTCGCCGTCGCCGAGAATGCCAATGTCCACGTAGTAGCCTGCATCAAGCTCGGATATGAGATCCTCAAGCTGCGAGAAGTCGCCGCTGATTTGACTGTCTCCTACCGACTCGCTGAAACTCATGGATTCGTACCGCCTCGGACGCTCAGCACAACGCCGCCCATGTAGGGTTTACTCAATGTCAGAAACTTCTGGCCCCAGTAGGTAGTGGTGTAAAACGCAAGCTCGCCGTCCTTCATCCACTCCGGGATTGCAAGCGATTCGCTCACGCTCCCAACGCTTCGGCTCTGTTGGTGGAATCGTGTCTGCCCGCCACTATCGGCGGCCTCAATGTCGGAGGCGAGGAAATGCGCTATCAAATACTTGCGAGCGAGTTTGCACACATCATCGGTAGGGTAGAGATTTGCGTTAAACGTGGCGTCGGCCTCGGTCATCGCAATCTCAATGTCCGAGTCGCGAACGTCATCTTCTCCGAACTCAAAGGCCCGGTCGAAATGCGTCTTGAACTCTTCTACCGTGACCGTGCAGCTCATGCGTTATCCTGCTCGTCCGTGCCCGCGGGGTTGGTGCTTTGCTCGGGCCGGCCCTGAGACTCCACCTTCTTCTGAGAACGTGACTTCTTCTCGCCACCGTCGACACGCTCTAACTCCTTCGCGTGATTCTTCAGCATGCGCTCGCCCGCTTCCTTCGGATAGTCGAGAGTCTTCCCAGACAAGTGATGGACGAAATAGCCTTTCGCGTCCTTGAAAACTCGCCGGTACGCCCTGCTGCCTTTATTGTAAATCTTCAATGTGTCCCTCCGTTAGTAG